AAAATTACAAAGTCAAGCACTTTCAATGTGGTTACTTGCTCAGTAATGGTGCAATTCGACAGGCTTCGAAGGGTTGCGGAGGCTGCTTTTGATGACTGAACCCCGCTACTGCTCAATTTAGGTAAGGTTGTACCTATTCTGAGCATGTTACGACCTCTCAGAATAGAAATAGCTTGACAAAAGATGAAAAATGTGCTATAATATACCTTATGAACAGTGCTTATGTGAATGACGAAACCTGCTGTCGCCATCGTCGTGAATCACATGACCACCCAATCGGTTACTTTCTAGTAACCATATTGCCTTTTCATTCAATATCATCCGTGTAGAACCTCCTGACGGCACGATTACACCAATTATATTAGCCGCGTGGAGAAAATTCAAAGGAATTCTCATGCCCCGTGTAAAGAAGAATCCTCTTCCTATTGCAAGTGACCTTCGTCCTGCACCTGTGAAAGAGAAGAAAGTGATGGGTCGTCCGAAAGAACTCGGAACCAAGGTACAAGAACTCAAAGAGCGTCTTCTGATGAGTGAAGATAGCTCTAGGATTGTAGCCAAAGTCATCGCCAAAGCTCTCAACGATGAAGACAAGGATCAGATGGTGGCTCTAAAGCTGTGTCTTGATCGGATTCTTCCTGTCTCTAGCTTTGAAAAAGCCAAGAACGAGGGTGCTAAGATCCAAGTCAACATCACCACCGCTGAAGCTCCTGTCTTTACCGTGAGTGAAACCGGTGAAGTGGAGGAAGACGATGAGTCGGACTCTTGACTTCAAGCTTCTGCCGTGGCAAAAGGAAGTATGGGAAGATCCTGCACGATTCAAAGTCATCGCTGCTGGTCGTAGGTGTGGAAAATCCTACCAAGGAGCCATGAAGCTGCTCGTCAGAGCACTTCAAGACACTCGTGGTGAGACTTGGTACATCGCACCTACTCAGAATCAAGCTCGTAAGATCATGTGGAAGACCTTGCTGGAAATCGGCAAGCCAGTGATCGATTCCGCTCACATCAATAACCTAGAGATTCATCTGATCAACGGTCAGACAATCAGTCTCTACGGCGCCGATCGCCCTGACACCATGCGTGGCAGCGGCAACAAGTACATTCTGCTGGACGAATACGCTGACATGAAGCCTTTCGTGTGGGAACAGGTTCTTCGACCTACCCTCACCGACTTCGAAGGCGACGCTGGAAAGCCTTCCATTTTACTTCGTTTGACAACCCATTCTTGAAAAAGAAGGAAATCGAGGCTGCAAAGCGTTCGATGTCCACGTTCGCCTTCAATCAGGAGTACATGGCATCGTTCGAAGCTGCTGCTTCTGACATTTTCAAGCCTGAGTGGTTCAAGATCGAAGAAGAGGAACCCGAAGATGGTCAGTTCTACATGACCGTTGACCTAGCTGGCTTCGAAGACGTTCAAGATCAGCAAGCCAACAAGAAGAAGTACCTTGACGAATCTGCTATCTGCATCGCCAAAGTCTCTTCTAAGGGCTGGTGGATCAAAGAAATCCAACATGGTCGTTGGGATGTCCGAGAGACTGCTGTCAGGATCCTCAACGCTGCTCGTAAGAACGGAATTAAGCGTGTAGGCATCGAAAAAGGGGCACTGAAAAACGCTCTGATGCTCTACCTACGGGAGCAGATGGCAAGGCTCAACTTTTACGTTGCTATCGAAGAATTAACGCACGGAAATAAGAAGAAAACTGACCGCATCGTGTGGTCACTGCAAGGTCGTCTAGAGCATGGACGTATCAAGTTCAATCGTGGTGACTGGAACAGGGTTCTGTTGGACCAACTCCTTCAATTTCCTGACACCCGTACCCATGACGACTTGATCGATGCTCTGTCTTACATTGACCAAGTGTCCAACTTCCCGATTGACTTTGTGGAACAGGACGATTTTGAAACCTACGACGATGTGGCAGGTTACTAATGAGTAATATGTTCGATGAAGTCCGCAAAGCAGACGAGTTGTACAAGAACAACAGCCTCACCGGCTATCTTGGCTCTGCTGTTCGTGGAATGTTCGGTCTTGGGCCTCGTGAGGGTGCTGATGCCGTTAACCAAGAAATCTCCCGCATCGGTCAGATCGCTATGGAAGCTGGCGGTCCTGCTGGTATGGGGATGCTTGGTGCTGGTGCGGCTGCAAAGCAGCTTGTCAGCAAGGCAAAGATGGCTCCAAACCAGCTTCGGATGCTTCTTGGAGCTAGTTCTGAGGATCCTGTTGTTCGAAGGACGCTGGAAGCTGCTGCAACGATTGAAAAGAAGCGTGGTGGTGGAGACAAGGCTGTAGAAGCCATTGTGAACGTCAATCCTCGTCTTTCGAAGCTTCCCTCGGGTCAATGGGCCTACGAAATCTCTGACGCTGGTGCCAAGATCAAGCTTCCTGATAACCTTCCTACTGGAAACGTCAGTCTGAATAACCTGAGTGAAGGTAAGTGGAGCTTCGAAGGTAAACTCGGCGATGTTCTTGAGCATCCGGAGCTTTTCAAGAGCTATCCGTTCCTCAAGAACGTTCAGTTCAAGTTCTCCAAGCAAAACCCCGACAAAGCCGGAATGGCTGGTTATCATAGGTCCGGTCGTGGTGTTCCTGAGAATGCTGAGATTGCAGCACTACGAGAAGACACACTTCCCGACACGCTTGAAGACATCAAATCGACTGTTCTTCACGAAGTCCAACACGCTATTCAAGCTGTTGAGAATTGGCCTGCTGGTATGAACGAAAGAGCTATCAGCACCGGCGACGCTGCTGTCAAACGCATTGCTACTATTGACAAGCGGCTTCAAGACTGGAACAACCAAGTCAAGAAGTTTCCTGACATGGCGAAGAGCGCAGAGGTTCAGAAGAACATTCGTGAGCTTGCTGCTGAACGTGCCATTCTCGACAAGGTTTGGCGTCACTATCCGAATACTGATAAAGGCAGGCGTCAAGCCTATCTCGACAGCTACGGTGAACGTCAAGCTCGTGGTACTCAAGCTCGTCGCAATATGACGGATGCTGAAATCAAGACACTACCTCGTCAAACGTTTGGTGACATGCAGATCGATCAATACACTCGTGGCAGGCATCCTGTAACCGGTGCCGGTTCTGTTGACTTCGATCCCGGTCAAAAGTCGTTCCCTCAAGGCTACACCAACGACTACGACAAAGCTGACTACGATACTGCCATTACGGCACCTTTCAACCGCATCCTTCGTGAACTGGATGACCTCGACTCTATTGGAGATACAACGCGATGAGCGAGAAAGAAACCGAAGAAAAAAGGATGACGCCAAACGAGATTAAACTCGTTAACTTCGTCCTCTCGCATACCGAAAGGTGGCGCACTGATCGTATCTCCAACTATGAAAAAAGGTGGGATGAGTACGAGCGTATTTGGCTTGGTGTGTTTGCTGAAGGCGACAAGACTCGTGAGTCGGAGCGTGCTAAGATCGTCACCCCTGTCACTCAGCAAGCTATTGAAAGCTGGCAGTCTGACATTGAAGAGGCTACCTTTGGTAAAGGTGGTTTTTTTGACATCAGTGACGAAGAATCCGATGCTGACAAGACCGATGTCGAGCAAGTGCGTCGTCAGCTTGCCGAAGACTGCAAAAAGAACAAGGTGGAAGCTGCTATCAGCGAAGCCATTTTGAATGCGGGTGTCTTTGGCACTGCTATTGCTGAACTGATCGTCAAGAAGCAAAAGAGGATGCGTCCTGCCTCTCAGCAACTTCCGATTCCCGGTATGGAAGCTGGTGGTGTCGAATCCTATGATGAATTCTGCGTCAAGGTCCACCCTGTTCACGTTCGTAACTTCCTCATCGACCCCGCTGTTGGTCCCGGTAACGTTCAAGGTGGTCTTGGATGTGCTGTGGAAGAGTTTGTGCCGGCTCACGAAGTTGTTGAAGACATGGAGAGCGGCACTTACATCAAACGTGAGCTTGGTTTTGCTCCGACTGATGAAGAAATTGAACAAACGAAGACCGACATTGGCACTGACGACAAAGACACCATTCGTCTGATGCGTTACTACGGCAAAGTGCCGAAGAAACTGCTTGAGAAGGAAGAAGGTCAGTACGTCGAGCTTTTCCCGGACAGTAGTGTCTCGGCTTCTGAAGTCTACGAAGACCTCGTTGAAGCGATTGTCGTCATCGCCAACGAAGAAACCATTCTCAAGGCTGAAGAAAACCCCTACATGATGGGGGATCGTCCTATTGTGGCCGCTCCTGCTGACATTCGTCCCGGAAGGTTTTGGGGTCGAGGTATCGCTGAAAAAGCCTACAACATGCAAAAGACCATTGATGCTCAGGTCCGTATGCATTTGGACAGTGCTGCTCTAACTGCTGCTCCGATGATGGGTATTGACGCAACTCGTATGCCGAAAGGCTTCAAGTTTGCTGTGTCTCCGGGTCGAAGCATCTTTACGAACGGTATGCCTTCTGAGATTCTTGCTCCGATGAAGTTCGGTGAGACTTCTCCTATCTCTGTCGAGACTGCGAATCTCTTCGAACGTTATCTGATGCAAGCTACTGGCACGATGGATGTGTCGGCAATGCCTTCGCAGGCTGCCAATGGTGCTGATCCTGAGTCGATGGGTGCTGCTGTTGGTGCCATCATCAAACGTCACCGTCGGACCATGACGCAGTTCCAAGCGAACTTCATCATGCCGCTAGTGGAGAAGATGGCTTGGCGTTACATGCAGTTCGATCCTCAGCGTTATCCTTCGCGAGACATGAAGTTTGTTCCGACTGGCACGATGGGTATTAT